ATGGATCGTGATGAAGAGAATTTTACATATGTTGTCAACGGCAATAATGATAAAGCCTTTAAGTTACTTCGAGCGGATAGCGGTGAACTTCAGATAGAAGTGAATCGAAGAATACGTGATAAAACCGCTCCAAAGCTTGTGTATGTTGATGCGCTTGATGTCGTTGACCAAGTTACTGCCGCAATGAGTCAGCAGGAACGATTACTTGCATACGCAAGACTTGCCGAAAAACTGAATAAATCATAATGCAGCTATCATGAGCCGAGCGTAGATGCTTAAGTGACGTCTCTAGCCGGAGTTGATTCCCTGAATTAGACCTTCGTATGGTTTGACGGGACAACTCTGGCCATTTTTATGAAAGGAGTCTTTTATGATTGGTAGCTGCGCAGAGCAATTTAGAACCATGATTCCGTATCCTTGTTGTTCACAACATAAGGCAGGGGTTGAGATGAGCGCTCATGGAAGAGCGACACATAAATGCCCTACTTGTGGTAAGTATATTGAATTTAACTATGATGAGGGTACGGCAGTAATAGTAAATGCTTGTCGTGGTGCGTCGAATAAGTTCAGACGCAGAAGATAACCACTGAGCCAATAGGGGTCCATAGTAGACCACCGCTGAGCCAGGGTATATCGATCAAAGGGTTATTCCCTTATGGATCGATGTATCCTGGCTTTTTTTGTTGTTATTACCCGTCGGAACAGGCCATTCTGGCGGCGGTCGGGCGAAGACCTTAAACGCCTTCGATGTGAAGCTCTGCTCCTAAGTACACGGAGCACTACGCGAGAGCGTGCTGCTTCAGAGTGGATCATCGGACAACATAAACAGTCAAGTGAAGCAGCTGACCATAGCCGAAACGGAGGTTTCAGTTATGGCAGCACAGAACGAAGATTCTAAGAACAATGTAGTAAAGCCTGTTCGTACCAGTGAGTACGACGAAAACCGTGGTTCCTACATGGATGCTGATGGCAACTATGTTTATACCACATGGGAAAAGAGAGGTAAGAAGTGGGTTGAAGTGCCGGTGTGCACCATTCCTCTTGGAGAAAACGGAGAGAATGCAGAATGGATCATTATGCTTGACCATGCTGATCACGAAGTGGATCTTCAGAATCGCTATCAGGATGAAAATGCGGATTATGAATTTTCCAACCGTGTGAACAACAAAAAGGCCGGGGATGATGAGGATATGTCTGATACGGATGCCTGGGCAATGATCGCAGATCCGAAAGCAGATATTTTTGAAACTTTGTTTCCAGAGGAAGAGGAAGTTAAACCTGAAATTCAGCAGTTAGAGGAATTTATGAAGCTGCTGACAGAGGATCAGATCAACCTGATCTACGAACATTTCGGTGCCAGAAAGACATTGAAGCAGATCTGTGACGAAGAGAATGCTGCAAACGGCACCGATAAGTCTCCCCAATCTGTCGGGAATCGAAAGAAAAAGATTCTGGATCGCCTGAAGAAGCTTTTTGAAAAGGCGGAGCAGTAAGGAGCAGGGACGGCAGGGGGTTGTTTATTTCGGCTTGTAGTAGAGGAAGAAACAACCTCCGGGCTTAGTCCCGTACATGACAGATTGGAGGAATGATGATGAAACACAAAGTATGTATCAGCATAGCTGACAGAAACGGCACTAAGACAGAACTCCTGAAAGGCAGAAGGCTTATGCTTCCGGTGAGGTTGCTGAAATTATTATTTGGCGATTTCTGCGAGGTATTTGTTCTGACTCCGGGAGAGACTGTTTCCAGCGTGGAGATCAAAGAACTGCGAAAGGGAGGTGCCGGGTATGACGCTTGATGAAGTAAAGTTGCTGATGCCGATAAAGGCAAATCCTTACGAGCATCAGGTCAAGGCGTTTGGTTTTGTATGCGGATTGTTCGGTATCTTCAATGCACCGTTCTACAGCAGGGGAGCCGCACTTTTGATGGAGATGGGGTGCGGAAAAACGATCACAGCTATCGCGATCACTGGATGCCTTTATCAATTTGAAAAAGTAAGCAGAGTTTTGGTGGTGGCACCTTTAAGTATTCTCGGAGTCTGGGAAGAAGAGTTTGAACATTTTTCGGCATTCCCGTTTTCACTTACAGTTCTTAAGGGAAGTATGGCTAAGAAGCGGGAGCAGTTGGAAGAAATATCGGCCAAGGGGCTTCAAATCGTGGTAGTAAATTATGAATCGGCATGGAGGCTTGAAAAAGAACTTAAAAACTTTGATGCAGATCTGATCATCGCAGACGAAGGACACAAGATCAAATCTGCTCAAACGGCAGCAGGTAAATGTATGCACGCCTTGGGAGACAGGGCGAGGTACAAACTGCTTTTGACCGGAACTTTGATTACTAATAAGGAAATTGATGTTTTTTCACAGTATCGCTTTATAAACAGCAAAATGTTTGGCACAAGCTTTTATGCGTTCAGAAATCGATATTTTGACATGCTTGGATATGGCAACCATACGCCGGTGTTCCGCAAATATCTGAGAGAAGATTTCCTGAAAAAGATGCATTCCGTGGCATACAGAGTAACAAAGGCAGAATGTCTTGATCTTCCGGATATTACCGAAGAAGTGAGAACCGTTGAGTTAGAACCCAGGGCTATGAAGCTATATACGAATCTGGAAAAAGAATCCTATACCCAGATGGCAGGTTCTGAAGTAAGCGCGGTAAATGTTTTAACAAGATTGCTTCGATTATCTCAGATTACCGGCGGACACCTGACTGATGACGAAGGCGATGACAATGCCGTTAGTACGACAAAATTGGATGCTCTTTCGGATATTCTGGATGCCGCTATGGATGAGGGGAAAAAGCTTGTGGTTATGGCAAGGTTCATTCCGGAATTAAACGATATACAGGAATTGTTGGAGAAAAAGGGCATAGGCTATTCATTGATCAGAGGTGGCGTAAAAGATCGTGCTGAAGAGATACGCCGCTTTCAGGAAGATGAGGATTGCAGGGTGTTTGTAGGACAGATAGCGGCGGCAGGATTAGGGATTACTTTGACAGCTGCTTCGACAATGGTGTTCTACAGCCTGGATTATTCCATGTCTAATTTCGAGCAGGCGAAAGCCCGCATCCATAGAGTATCTCAGAAAGAGAACTGTCTGTATATCTATCTGGTTGCGAAGAATACGGTAGACCGTAAGGTGCTCAGATCTCTTCGAGAGAAACGAGATCTGGCAAAGCTTTTGGTTGATGATTACAGGAAAGGCAAGAATCCGTTTAAGGATTGAAATGCGCTGCTATGAGCCGGAAAAGACAGGGGGTTGTTTTTTTCGGCTTGTAGTAGAAGGAGGTGAAAAGCACCATGACAAATCAGGAAATATTTGAAATGGCTGACAAACTCAAAGCAGCCAAAGACCGCAAGAAGGAGCTTGATGCTCAGGTCAAAGAGGTGACCGCAGAGATTGATGAGCTTGACCTTGCATTATCCGATGCTATGGCAGAGGCAGAGCTGGATCGGTTCAGCAGGAATGGAAATACATTCTACTTGAACACAAGGCTTTTTGCTTCACCGGCAGCAGGTCGCAAGGATGAGCTGATGCAGGCCTTAAAAGATCAGGGTTACGGCTCCATTGTAGTAGAAACCGTGAATGCGAACACACTGGCATCTTTTGTAAAGGAACAGATGGCAGAGCACGGTGAAGAACTTCCGGACTGGCTTTCCGAGGTGGTAAGTACCTATGAGAAGGTTTCCGTGGGAGTACGCAAAGGTTAATAGACAGGGAGGATCAGAAAAATGTCAGAAGAAAAAAAGAACAAAGCTACAGAAGTGGCAGTTACAAGTGGTTTTGCAGCTCTTGCAAATGCAGGGGTGCTGAATGATGCGACAGAGGATCTTGCAGGGCTTGATCTTACTTTCGACAGGATAAAGATTCCTGCCGGTGGGTCAACGGCTTTCGAGATCCCGGACGGTGACAGTGAAGAAGTGAATATGGTTAAGGAGATTGTTGGAGTGATCTTACTTCATCATCCTGCCTACGCTTATTACAAGGAAAAGTATACCGGCGGGTCGAATCCGCCTGATTGCGGTTCCTTTGACGGCGTGACCGGTACGGGTGATCCGGGCGGTGCTTGTGCTACCTGTCCTTTGAACCAGTTCGGTTCCGGGGATGGTCAGAGCAAAGCTTGTAAGAACCGCCGCATGATCTATGTGCTGATGGAGGGTGAGCTTTTCCCGATGGTACTTTCACTTCCTACGGGATCGCTGAAGGAATTTACCAAGTATCTGAAGAGACAGCTTTCCAAGGGGCGTAAGCTTAACCAGATTGTAACCAAGATTTCTCTAAAGAAGGCAACGAATAATTCAGGTATTGCTTTTTCTCAGGCGGTATTCACTTTTGACCGTGTGCTGAATGAGGAAGAAAAGGCGGCTGTTGCTGTTATGACCGAATCGGTGAAGAATTATGCGGCAAATCTTACTATGGCTGCTCTTGCAGGCGTAGATGAGGATGCTCCTTTTGTGGACGCTGAGACCGGTGAGGTTATCGAGCCTTTAAAGAAATGATGTGTTGCAGTAGGCCGGAGGGGTGATGAGCCCTTCCGGCAGAATTGAGGTGATATCGATGGGAATGAAAACTGAATATAAAGTCGTTACCACCGTGGAAGAGGCTTTGGATTATATAGGCGATTCCAAAGAGGTGGCGTTTGATTTTGAGACCGCGCCGAATGATGGATTTCGGGATGAAGATAAGGCAGCATTGGATCCGGCGAAGAGCCATATCGTTACCATGAGTATCAGCGTTAAGGAAGGCACCGGTATCATGATCCCGGTTGCGCACAAGGTCGGTAAGAATATCGATCATGAAGCGTTTGTGATTTTCCTTCAGGCGATGATGATGAGACCGAGCTGGATTAAGATCGCACATAACCTTCAATTCGAGGCTATGTTTTCTTATGCGCTGGGGATCGTTATACAGGAACCTGTTTATGACACGATTGCGGCTTCACAGATGTCTATGAAGAGCGCAACCGAGTTCAGATCACTTTCGGAGTCGGGCTTAAAAACATTGGCTGCAGAATTGTGTGATGAGCCGTTACCTTCTTTTACTACCGTTACCGGGGGCAAGCATTTCGATGAACTGGATCCGGAGGATCCTGAGACCATACGGTACAGCTGTGCGGATGCTGATTTTGCTTTGAGGCTGTATCACATTTTTAATACATGGTTCGATAAGTTTCTTCCGAAACACAGGTGGATCGTGGAGAATATCGAATCTCCTACGGCGGTATATCTTGGGATTATGAAATACAACGGTGTTCCGATTGATGGAAAACTGATGCTGAAGCGTAAGGAAGAGGCAGAATCTGAAATGGAGCGTATCCGTAAGGAGATTGCTTTTATCATCGGTGATGTGAATATCGGCAGTAATTGCAGCACCAATGCGTTCAAGAATTATCTCTATAAGGATCTTGGATTGCCGGTGCTTAAGGTGACGGAATCTAACCGTGAGGCAGCGGATGATTCGACCATGATCATGTTAAAGGAATGGTGCGATGAGAACAGACCTGAGCTTTCGCCGTTGTTTACATTGGTACAAGAATATCGCAAGTGGGGCAAAATCAAGTCTACCTATATCGACGGCTATCTGAAATACAGAAATGCCGTGACGGGAAGGCTACATCCGAACTTCTTTGCATTATCTACGGATACCGGAAGGTTTAATTGTACACAGCCGAATTGCCAGAATATGCCGAGAAAAACGAATGATCCGATTGGGGTCAGAAATTTTATCAAGGCACCGAAAGGTCATATTATCGTGAGCTGTGATTATTCGCAGATAGAGCTGAGGGTGGGAGCGCATTATTGCCAGGATGAGATCATGCTTGATACATACAGGCGCGGCGGCGATATCCATGCGGCAACTACGAGCGTTATTTTCAATATTCCTTATGATCAGGCGGTAGACAAGCACGCTGAAAATTATAAGGAAAGACGGACGATTGCAAAGAACGTGAATTTCGGTACTTTCTACGGGCTGTTTCCGAGAGGTCTTCAGAAGACATTGAAGTTCAAGGCCGGTGTCGAAAAAAGCGTGGAAGAATGTGAAGAGATCATTAGTAATCTCAAAGCAGGATATCCGGGGCTTACTACATGGCAGGAAGAGACAAAAGCGAATGCTGCAAGGCGTAAGTATTCGGAGACAATGGCGGGGAGGCGGCGTTATCTTCCAAATATAGATTCGGATGACTGGGGCAAAAAGTCTTTTGCAGAGCGTTGTTCCATGAATACACCGATTCAGGGTACGGCAGCGGATATTCTGAAGATGGCTTTGGGAAGGCTCATTGCTGGATTACCTGAGAGACCGTGGCTTAAGCCTATTTTGCAGATCCATGATGAACTGACTTTTATTATTCCGGAAGAAAAACTGTCGGAGGCGGTTGCTTATATCAAATCCTGTATGGAGCCGCAGCCGTTTCCTGAGTTTGATCTTCCCTTGGTAGCAGAGGCATCGGCTGGTCCGACATTTGGCAAGATGGAAGAATTGGAGGATTAGCCTATGTACAGAAACAGTGAAGGGTATTCAGATCCTACCGCCGCTATGGCGGTGGGTAATCTGATGCGCGAGTACAAGCAGAAACAAAGAACAAAGTGGCGAAGACAATATGAAATGAAGAACAGGAAAAAAATCTACGTGGCTTCAAAGTATGCCGGAAACGTTGATGCAAATGTCGCTGCAGCGATTGGTTACTGTAAATATGTCATTTCACAAAACTGTATTCCTATAGCAAGCCACCTGCTTTATCCGCAGATGCTTGATGATAACAATCCCGATGAACGTGAGCTTGGACTTATGTTCGGGTTGTCGCTTCTGGCAATATGCGATGAGGTGTGGTGCTTTGGCGATATATCCGAGTCTGAAGGCGTTCAGCAGGAAATCGTCGAGGCAAGGAAGTTGGGGAAGACGGTACGATATGTAAAGGAGGGCAGCTGATATGGATATAACAGCACAAGAGATCTTAAACAGTCTGTTTAATCCTGAAGACAAGGTTTGCCTCCGAGTTTTTGATGACAAGAAGCGTGGAGTGTTTGCCGGTCAGAAGTTTGATGTGGAATGCGGTAAGTTTGCTTCCATTGAAGAGACTCTGAGACAGCATAATGCTCAGGATCGCGGTATTTTCTTTGTCGTTAATTTCGGCGGCCAGGATGATGATGCGATTACAAGGATCAATGCACAATTCGTAGAGAGCGATGAACTTTCTTTCGAGGAACAGGAAAAACAGATAGGTGAATTTCCGCTTCCGCCTTCAATGATCATTAAGACAAGGAAATCCCTGCATACTTACTGGTTTGTAAAGGATGCGAAGGTCGAGAGGTTCCGTGTTATTCAGAAGCAGCTGGTAAAACAGTTTCACGGGGATTCAAATTGCGTGAATGAGAGCCGTGTCATGAGACTTCCGGGGTATAACCATTGCAAGGAAGATCCTGTGATGGTGGAATGCATTTTATTTCATCCGGAGCGTCGCTATACACAGGATCAGTTATCGGATCTGCTTCCGGTTGTTGAAGACCAGCCCGTTGAGAATAAGAAGGGAACCGAAAAGGGGCTTTCCATTCTAACCCATGAGTGCGAGTTCATCAAGCATTGCCGGGATAATGCGGCGACACTTTCAGAGCATGACTGGTATGCGATGATCACGGAGCTTTCGGTATTTGAAGGCGGCGTGGAGCTGATCCATGAATACTCAAAACCGTATAAGGATTATGATCCGGCGGTAACTCAGAAGAAGATCAATCATTTTCTGGAATCCGGTACCCGTCCGATGACCTGTGCGACTATCGGAGAAAAGGGCTTTAAGTGTCCGAAGATGGTATCCGGGGAGTGTACCTGTAAGGCACCGGCAGCAATATGTTATGTTCCGATGAGTCTGGACGGACTTCGTGATATCATTGCGAATCTTCCTGTTGCAGACAAGGTGCTTGATAATATGCAGACCGCAAACGGGTTCATGGAAGAGTACCTTTACAATCAGGATAATGTTATCGCTGAGACTGTGATCAATACGGAGCTGAAGGATCATTTTAAATTTACGGTTTCTTCACTGAAGCCTCTGATCGCAAGGTACAAGGAATTGTCGAAAGCTTATCAGCAGGGGCTGAAAGCCAGGATGCATAAGGTGGAGCATGAGCTTCCGCTTTGGTACACACCGACAGATCACGGGCTTAAGTTTTTGCCCGGTGTTTTGGCAGAGCATATGGTCGAGGCAGAGAAGGTCTTCTATGCAGCCGAACAGCATTACATTTACCGCAGCGGCGTATATTCACCGATACACGAAATGGAAGCTCAGAAGCTGGTGCGGGATAAGATGATCGCAAGCGAGACCAAAATGAATCAGATCAACGATGCGGAACATCAGTGGAGACTGCTTGTACGTAAGGAGATCAGGGAGCTTAATTCCAATCCCTATATTCTGAATCTGAAGAACGGTCTTTACAATGTCTTGGAAGATACGCTTACAGAGCACACGGCAGAGTATTATTCGACAATACAGCTGAATGTAAATTATGATCCGGGAGCCGATTGTCCGAGGTTCAAGCAGTTTTTGGAAGAATCGATGGGCGGCGATATGGGTCAGGTCAAACTGATACAGGAAATGCTGGGTTATTTCCTTATACCGATGAATCTGGCGCAGAAGTGCTTTGTTATTGTCGGTGCAGGCGGCGCGGGCAAGTCAAAGCTGCTCATGGTTCTGAATGAGCTGCTTTTGGGTAAGGAAAACGTGTCCAATGTATCATGGCAGGCATTAAATGAGCGTTTCAAGACAGCAGAGCTTTTTGGGAAGCTGGCAAATATCTTTGCGGATCTTCCGACGAAGAATATTGATGATAACGGCATTTTTAAGGCTCTTGTAGGTGAGGATTATCTGACCGTCGAGAAAAAGAACCGGGATCCGTTCTCATTTCAGTCGAATGCGAGGTTGCTCTTTTCCTGTAACAGCATACCTAAGAATTATGGTGACAGGTCGGACGGTTTTTACAGAAGACTGATCATTATCCGTTTTAATCATGCGGTTCCTCAGGAAAAGAAGGATCCGAACCTGCTTGATAAGTTCAGGGTGGAAGCGGATGGTATTTTTCTCTTTGCACTGGAAGGGTTACGCCGATTGATGGCTAACCATTATGTTTTTTCAGAGACCGATATCAACAGGGAAGAGTTGCAGCAGTACCGTGAGGAAAGTGACAGCGTGCTGTCCTTCGTCAAGGAAGACTGCGAGCTAGGTGATGGTTATGAGGTCGGTTCGACACAGCTTTACAATGCATACAAGGCATACTGCGAAGAATGCGGATTGAAGCCCTTTTCACAGAAACAGTTTGTATCACAGATCGTTGCTGCAAATGACGGAGTTACAAGGAGCGTGGATAAAGTTGGAAAAAAGAGGACGCTTGCAGGAATCAAGCTGGGAGAGATCCTGGATTAAGGTTCCATTGAAATCGGTTTTTGACACATTGACACGTTTTGACACCAAAATCCTATCTTCCCCAATATATGCACGTGGAAATAATGCCATATTAAGAGATGTATAGGATTTTAGAAAAAAGTTCCTTAAAAATGGAAATCACGTGTCAAATGTGTCAGAAGCCTTGAAAAATAAGGAGAGGCTTTGACAGATGAAGGAATCGGATATCGTGAGGGCAATCCTGAAGTACTTAAAAACCGTACCGGGATGTTTTGCCTGGAAAGAGCATGGCGGAATGTACGGTACCGCCGGAATACCCGATGTGATCTGTTGCTACCGTGGCAGATTTTACGGGTTTGAAGTTAAGACCGAGACAGGTGAGCCTACGGAATTACAGAAGGCCACAATCAGAAAAATCCAAAAAGCCGGGGGCACTGCCTTGGTGGTGAGGTCCGTGGATGAGGTGCGAGCCGTAATAGACGGTTCCCTGCAATGAACAAATAACACTGAATCAGAAAACTACGCTTCAATGCATCGATGCCGCAAGGATTGTAACAGTAAACCTTTTATGGAGGTATCGACATGAAGATTAAAGAATATTTGATGCAGGCATATAGGATAGATCAGAGGATCAATTCCAAGCTGGAACAGATCGCTTCCCTGCATGACCTGGCAACAAAAGCAACGGTGACATACAGCGATATGCCCCGTAATCCCAACAAGGGCAAGTCCAAGATCGAGGATACCATTATCAAGATCATGGAGCTTGAAGAAGAGATCAATAAGGATATCGACAAGCTGGTTGATCTGAAGGCTGATATTACTCACCTGATCAAGGAACTGGACAGTCATGAGCATCAGATCATTTTGGAGCAGCGTTACCTTTGCTTCAAATCGTGGGAGCAGATATCGGTCAATATGGGCTACAGCATTCAGCACACATTCCGTCTGCATGATGCGGCACTGGAAGAATTGTCGAAGTTTTATAAAGATGAGAGTTGATGTGATAGAATGAGAGTTCCATCTTATGATATTGTTATAATGGCGATAGTAAATATGATGAGAGCCCTGAGGGAGAGATCCTTCGGGGCTTTTGTATTGGAGATGATTATATGCCGAGAAGACCGGACATACCCTGCAAGCATCCGATGTGTGCGAGGTTGATTCCGTATGGACAACAGTATTGTGATGAGCATAAGCCGATGCATATGAAAGACCGTAGTTATTCGTGCGAGCGTGGCTATGGGTACAAATGGCAGCAGGCACGGAAGAAGTTCCTGCAAGCTCATCCTATTTGCGTGAGGTGCTATGAAGAAGGCAAGATTACCGAGGCTACAGTCGTGGACCATATCGTTCCGCATCGTGGAGATATGAAACTCTTCTGGGATAAGAGCAACTGGCAGCCTTTGTGCGAGCATCACCATAATGTAAAGACGATGACTGAAGACAGAAACGTGGAGTACCGGTTCTGATCGCGCATGGGTAGGGGGTATCGCAATCTCTGTACGCTTAGGGCTCCAAGACCGGCGCCCCCTCATTTGTGTAAAATCGCGAAATTGAAAGTGAAAAATCCGGGAAAGGAGGGATCCCTATGGGAGCAGGCAGAAAGCCGAAGCCTACGGCGATGAAAAAGCTGGAAGGCAATCCGGGAAAAAGAAAACTGAATACAAAAGAGCCGATGCCGGGTAAGGGAATGCCCGACTGTCCTTCGTGGCTGCTTCCGCTTGCAAAGGAAGAGTGGGAGCGTTTATGTGAGAAGCTTAGCCAGATGGGCGTTCTTACAGAGGTAGACAGGGCGGCGTTTGCAGCATACTGTCAGTCATATGCCCGCTGGAAAGAAGCTCAGGATCATATAAATTCTGAAGGTGCTACCTATGAGACCGAGAATGGAATGCAGAGACCGAATCCGTGGGTTGCTATCTGTAATACGGAACAGCGACTTATGATGCAGGCTGCATCCGAGTTCGGGCTTACACCTTCAGCCAGATCGCGTATCATGGCTGCAACTGCTAAGGATGAATCGGCGGATGATGACATGGCGGCGATATTAAGGGGTGATATCTGATGGCAACGGAAACAAGACCTAAGGATTATCCCAAGCTGAAGAATTACCAGCCGTCACGGTTCATGCTTCCAACTTCTCATTATGATAAGAAGAAGGCTGACCGTGCGGTAAAATTCATAGAAGCACTGAAGCATACAAAAGGGAAATGGGATAATCAGAGATTTTGGTTATTGCCCTGGCAGGAACAGCTGGTACGGGATATTTTCGGAATCGTAAAAGAAGATGGAAACAGACAGTTCCGTACAGCGTTTGTGGAAATATGTAAGAAGGTAGGTAAGAGCGAGCTGGCAGCGGCTATCGCTCTTTATCTTTTGTATGCGGATAATGAACCTTCCGCTGAGGTATATGGAGCGGCAGCTGACCGGCAGCAGGCGGGTATCGTTTTTGAAGTGGCAAAGAAAATGGTGGAGAAGAGCCCGCTTCTTATGAAACAGTCGAATCTCCTTGGAGCCACAAAGAGGATCGTGAACTATGGCAATGCCGGATACTATCAGGTGCTGTCAGCAGAGGTAGGTACAAAGCACGGTTTTTCGATTTCTGGGCTTGTGTTCGATGAAATTCACACACAGCCGAATCGTCAATTATACGATGTACTGACAAAATATTCGTCAGATGCCAGAGCAAATCCGTTGCATTTCATAATAACCACTGCCGGGAATGACAGAAATTCTATTGCATATGAGTTGCATACGAAGGCGCTGGATATTCTGGAAGGACGGCGTGAGGATCCGACATTTTATCCTGTGGTCTACGGTCTGAAAGATGATGAGGATTGGGAGGATGAAGCGAACTGGTATAAGGTAAATCCTTCTTTGGGATATACCGTGGATATTGAGCGTTTGCGGGATGCTTACCGTGAAGCAAAGCAGAATCCGGCTGATGAGATCACTTTCAAGTGGCTCAGGATGAATATGTGGGTTTCTGCAAAGACAGCGTGGATCCCTGATCAGATTTATGTGCGCGGTGATATCGGTATAGATATGGATGCCCTTAGAGGTCGTGATTGTTATGCAGGTCTGGATTTATCCAGTACCGGCGATATCACGGCTTTTTCTTTGGTGTTTCCGCCTGATGATGAAGACGGTCAGTATATCGTGCTTCCTTTTTTCTGGGTACCTGAAGAAACGATACCGCAAAGGGTGAAGCAGGCTTCGATTCCATATGATGTATGGGAGAAGCAGGGGTATCTCATGGCAACGCCGGGGAATGTTGTGGACTACAACCGCATCCAGCATTTTATTGAAGAGTGCGCTGAGAAATATCATATCTTGGAGATCGCATATGACCGTTGGAATGCGACGATGCTTGTTACGAATCTTATGGACGAAGGCTTTACTATGGTTCAGTTCGGACAGGGCTACAAAGATATGAGTCCGGCCTGCAAAGAGTTCTATAAGGTACTGATGCAGGGTCGGATGATCCACGGTGGTAATCCGATACTGAGGTGGATGGCAGGTAATGTTGTCATCGAAACCGATGATGCCGGAAATATCAAAATGACCAAAGCAAAGTCCAAAGAGAAGATCGATGGTATTGTTGCAACGGTCATGGCTTTGGACAGAAGCGTAAGGCATGAACAGCAGGGGAGCGTTTACGATACCCGTGGAATTTTGGTTCTGTAGGAGATATACAGATGATAATTGTAGCTTTGATCGGCTTCTGTGTGATAGTGGAAGCCTTTAATTTTGCATACGGGGAGGATGAATGGTATGGGAATAATTAGCGGTTTGTTTAAGAGCAGGGATAAGCCTACGGACAGAACTGCCGGAAGCAGCTATTCATTTTTTCTTGGAAACAGTGCTGCTGGGAAATATGTAACAGAACGCTCTGCTATGCAGATGACGGCGGTGTACTGTTGCGTGAGGATACTGTCGGAGGCAGTTGCGAGCTTGCCATTACAATTTTACAGATATACCGATGACGGCGGTAAGGAAAAAGCGGTGGATCATCCGCTTTATTTTTTGCTCCACGATGAGCCGAATCCTGAGATGACTTCATTCATATTCCGGGAAACGCTCATGACGCACTTACTACTTTTCGGAAATGCCTATTCGCAGATCATAAGGAATGGTAAGGGTGAGGTTGTAGCGTTATATCCGCTGATGCCTGATCGGATGAAGGTGGATCGTGATGAAAATGGAAAACTCTATTACGAGTACACAGTCTATGATTCCGATGATGTAAACGGAAGAAAAGGTACTGATAAAGTCGGCAGGACTGTAAGGCTTAAACCTTATGATGTGCTTCACATTCCGGGATTAGGGTTTGACGGTCTGGTTGGCTACAGCCCTATTGCGATGGCGAAGAATGCTATCGGGCTTGCGATTGCTACTGAAGAGTACGGCAGTAAGTTCTTTGCGAACGGCGCGGCACCTTCAGGTGTTTTGGAGCATCCGGGCACGATCAAGGATCCTTCAAGGGTTCGTGAGAGCTGGCAGGCTACTTTCGGTGGTTCGGGGAATGCAAATAAAATAGCGGTTCTCGAAGAGGGCATGAAGTACACGCCGATTTCCATATCGCCGGAACAGGCTCAGTTCTTGGAGACAAGGAAGTTCCAGATTGATGAGATTGCAAGGATTTTCCGTGTGCCGCCTCATATGATCGGTGATCTGGAAAAGAGCAGCTTCAATAATATTGAGCAGCAGTCGCTTGAATTTGTGAAGTATACGCTGGATCCCTGGGTGAGCAGATGGGAACAGGCAATGGTTCGGGCATTGCTTACGCCGGATGAGAAAAAGCGGTATTTCTTCAAGTTCAATGTGGACGGGCTTTTGAGGGGTGATTACCAGAGCCGCATGAACGGATATGCCACGGCAAGGCAGAATGGCTGGATGTCTGCGAATGATATCCGTGAGCTTGAAAACCTTGACAGGATACCGGCGGAACAGGGCGGTGATCTGTACCTTATCAACGGTAATATGACGAAACTGGAAGATGCCGGTATTTTTGCGGCAGGTAATAACGGAAAGGAGGATGAAGAGTCCGATGAAGAAGTTTTGGAATTGGAAAAGCAGGAAGATCAGAGATCAGGCTTCAGGCGAAGAGGTGGCTGAGAGGGTGCTTTTCCTTAATGGCACTATAGCAGAGGAAAGCTGGTTTGACGATGATGTTACGCCTGAGCTTTTCAAGGAAGAGTTGAATGCCGGAACCGGAAATATCACGGTCTGGATCAACAGTCCGGGCGGTGACTGTATTGCGGCGGCTCAGATTTATAACATGCTGATGGATTATAAGGGCGATGTAACTGTCAAGATCGACGGTATCGCGGCCAGTGCTGCAAGCGTGATCGCGATGGCAGGGACAAAGGTACTTATGAGTCCGGTCAGTATGATGATGATCCATAATCCGGCGACGATTGCTTTCGGTGATAAAACCGAGATAAACAAGGCGATTGAAATGCTGGATGCGGTGAAGGATTCCATCATGAATGCCTATGAGATCAAGACCGGCATGAGCAGAGCGAAGATTTCACATCTTATGGATGCAGAGACCTGGATGGATGCTCATAAGGCGATGGAGCTAGGCTTTGCGGATGAGATCATGCAGAGAGCTGAGGAAGATGTCGGGGCACCTGATGTTTCGATGATGTTTTCCAGAGCTGCGGTGACTAATTCGCTGATGGATAAGATCGCTGCGAAATGCAGGATCAAAGCACCGGATGAAAGTTGCACCGGTGCAACAGAGGTAACTGAAAACAATGTTGATGATGGGCGTTCCGCTGATGAGATCAGGGAGCGCTTAAATTTTATCAAGAGATTCATTTAAGGAGGATTTGAATTATGACTATCAATGAAATGATTCAGAAGAGGGCGAAGGTGTGGGAGACCGCAAAGAACTTTGTGGATACCCACGAGGATAAGAACGGTGTTCTTAATGCTGAGGACAGCGAGGCATACAGCCGCATGGAGAAGGAGATCGAGGATCTGACCGCTGCTATCGACCGTCAGCAGAGAGCTGAGGCAAGAGAGGCGGAGCTTAGCAGACCTGTGAATGTGCCTCTTACCGGCAGACCTGCAAAGCAGGAGGTCGATGAGAAGACCGGTCGTGCTTCCAATGCGTATAAGGAAGATTTCGGAGCGCATCTCCGTGGACAGAGACCTGTTCACAACGTGCTTTCCGAGGGCGTTCAGGCAGACGGCGGTTATCTTGTTCCGGAAGAGTTCGAGCGTCAGATCGTGATGGGGCTTGATGAGGCAAACGTGGTAAGAGGTCTTGCGAAGGTCATTACCACAAGTGCTGAGAGGAAGATCCCGGTTGCGGCTTCTCATTCCGAGGCACAGTGGACTGCTGAGAACGGTGATTATACCGAGAGCGATCCTACTTTTGCACAGAAGACAATCGATGCTTACAAGCTTACTGATCTTGTGAAGGTTTCCATCGAGCTTCTTCAGGATTCCATGTTCGATCTTGAAAGCTATATCGCAAATGAGTTTGCAAGAGCTTTCGGCATCGCTGAAGAGCAGGCCTTCTGTGTAGGTACTGGAACCGGTCAGCCTACCGGTATCTTTACCGCAAACGGCGGACAGGTCGGTTTCACTGCAGCCGCAAACAATGCTGTTACAGCTGATGAGCTTTTCAGCCTTGTATATGCGCTTAAGAGCCCTTACCGCAGAAATGCAAAGTGGCTTATGAATGATGCGACTATCGCAGCAATCCGTAAGCTGAAGGATGGAAACGGCGTATATCTCTGGCAGCCTTCTCTTCAGGCAGGTGAGCCTGACAAGCTTCTGGGCTATGAACTTTACACCAGTCCTTATGCCCCTACGATGGCTTCCGATGCGCTTGCTATTGCGTTCGGTGATTTCAAAAATTACTGGATCGCTGATCGTTCCGGCAGAACTGTACAGAGACTCAACGAGCTCTATAGCTCTAAGGGCCAAGTCGGTTTCGTAGCAACTGAACGCGTGGACGGCAAGGTGATCCTTCCTGAGGGCATCCAGCTTCTTAAGATGAAGCACTGAGGATAAGAGAGAATGGGGCTGTCGTGCAAAAGCGGCAGCCCGGATTTTGGAGGTGAATGATGAGCGATTATAACGCGAAGAATTATACAGAGCAGGGTGGCGAAGTCACTCATATCGGCGGAAAGCTTCAGTTTGATGAAGGCGGTAAGATGGCCGGTGGGCTTCTGCCTAATCAGGAAGCGGCAACCGGTACAGGTGCGACAGGCGGAACAAATGCTGTGAATGCTATTAATGCCCTGCTTCTGAAAATGAAGAACTCAGGTCTAATGAAGCCTGATGATTTCACTATGCAGTATGCAGCCGTAACGGATACCGTTGCCGGTCATGCGGATCGTCAGTATAACACTGGGAAGATTTCCAATGTGGCTGTGGACAATGATACCCATGAGATCACGATCACATTATCCGATAAGGTGAAGAACCTTAAGGATTTTGATGGCTTGCATGGTTGGGGAGTTCATAAGTGGCTTGGAATCGGTTTGGGCGTAGGAATTTCGCCTATTACCGGACTTTTCTATAATGGTTCCGCTGTTACAGATGAGGATGTGGCTGAGGCTTCACAGTGCACCTTGGATGCTGGGTATTTTGTCCGCTGGGTTGCAGTTGATCTTGTGCTTGCAGGTGATAATTCGGAGAAATCAAAAGATTATTTCACGTTGTGGGCAGATGGTTATGAAGAGACCAGGTACACATTGAAGATCGTGGAGCCTGCGTAAGATGAAATGGGCGGTGGAGAAATATGCCGCCTTAATTGTGAGGTGGAGCAGATGATCGTTACTGTGGAAGAGATGAAGAATTATCTTAGGATTGATTTCGAGGATGATGATTCATTGCTGGAAAATTTCATAACAGCTGGGGAAAAGCAGTGCATGGATATCCTTCGGACAGATGATGAGAATGATCTGGCTGATTGCCCGAATGGGAAGATCGCTGTGATGTTTACGGTAGCTTATCTGTATGAGCACAGGGAAGAGGCTGATCATCATGCGATGGATCTGACTCTGAGGGCTCTGTTATTCGGGAGTCGGAAGGAGGGATTCTGATGGTGACAGCACTTTTGAATGAAAAGGTGGCATTCCTTAAGAATACCGTAAAGACCGATGCTGTCGGGAACCATACGAATGAGTGGGATGAGTATTATACCTGCTTTGCTACGATCGGCGGTGAAGGAATGGCAAGCTCCAAGGAAGAAGAGGTTGCCGGTACTACGGTTGAAGATGTGGCTATGACAGTGACGGTACGATATTGCCAGAAGACTGCCGCTATCACTTCCACAGGATACAGGATTCTGTTCAAGGGTGAGTTCTATGACATTGTGAATGTGGATCATATGAACTTTAAGAAGAAGTCTCTGAAATTCAGCTGTCGGAAAGTGAGGCGGTGATGATGTATGGCTACGGATAGGGTGCGTATTGATCAGATGGCTCATGTCATTATGGAAGGTTTGCAGGAATACGCTGATCTGGCTACGGATGACATGAAAGCCGCTGTGAAAAAAGCAGGCGATGCCGCAAAGAAAGATGTGCAGGAAGGAGCACCTGTTAAATCCGGAAAGTACAAGAAAAGCTGGGCGGTTAAGACCACGAAGGAAAACGCCAATGCTATGGAAGTAACGGTACATTCCAGAAACAGATATCAGATCGCGCATCTGCTTGAATTTGGTCATGCCAAAAGAGGCGGTGGCAGGGTTCGTGCATTTCCGCATATTGCACCGGCTGAACAGAAGGCAGCGGAATTGTTGGAGAAGGAAGTGGAGGCAGCGTTGAAATGACAATAGAACAGTTGGCAGCAATGCTGCAAAGGTCGGGGATCCCGTTCGCGTATGATCATTTTGCGGAAGGGGAGAGCCCGGAGCCGCCGTTTATCTGTTACTTGTTGCCGGGGAGTGATAATTTCGCTGCGGATGGCAAAGTGTATTTTAAGATAAATGAGGTGCGGATAGAGCTTTATACGGATAAGAAAGATGTGTCCGTGGAGAAGCGGGTGGAGGATGTCCTTGACGATAAGGGCATTTATTATAACAAGAGTGAGGTCTGGATCTCGGAAGAGAGATTGTATGAAGTCTTATATTCTTTCGAGGTACCGGATACAGATGAAACTATGGAGGTATAAGCGTTATGGCGAATAACAAGGTTAAGTACAATCTGAAGAATGCGCATTATGCGCTTCTGGACATTGCCCAGGACGGTACGATCTCTTACGGGAATCCGATTCCGATTCCCGGTGCGGTGAGTATCGGACTGGATGCGAACGGAGAGCCGGAAAACTTCTATGCTGACGGCATTGCCTATTATGTCATCAATAATAATATGGGTTATGACGGCGACTTGGAGCTGGCACTTATTCCTGAGAGCTTCCGCATTGATGTTTTGCGTGAGACTCTGGATGAGAATAATGTGCTGATCGAGAACAGCGGCGCGGAGATCCATCCGTTTGCGCTGCTTTTTGAATTTGACGGTGATATCCGTCATATCAGGCATGTGCTGTATAACTGTTCGGCTTCGAGACCGGGCATTGAGGGCAAGACCAATGAGGAAAGCCGTGAGGTGCAGACGGAGACTCTGACTCTGAAGGCTACGCCTCTTCCCGGTGGTGTTGTAAAGGCGAAGACTGGTAATAGCACAGATGCATCAGCATATGCGAACTGGTACAACGCCGTATATATGCCCGCTGAGATTTCCGGGAAGAATGTGAACCTTTCCGCTCTCAGCATCGGGTCGATCAGTCTTGATCCGACTTTTGCGGCAGGTACCACGGAGTACACGGCAGAGACTTCCAATGCGACGAACACGATCACGGCGACAGCTGTGGATGAGAATGCCGGTGTTGCTATCACGGTGAACGGCAATTCGATTTCCAGCGGATCCAGCGCGACATGGAATGAGGGCGTAAATGAAGTGGTGATCACTGTCACGAACGGCGGTTCCAGCAAGAGATATACCGTTGAGGTAACGAAGGAAGAGTAAGGCAGACAGGTCTTAAGGGCTTCGGGGTTGTACAGGCACGGCTTCGGGGCTCTTTTTGACCGGCGCTATTTTCATTTTTATGGAGGATATGACCTATGAGCATGGTTAAGAAGATTGAAATTGATGGAAAAGAGGTTGCTTTCAGAGCATCGGCTGCGATTCCAAGGATTTACCGTCTGAAGTTCCAGAGGGATATCTATAAGGATCTGGCTGCTTTGGAAAAGGCTATCGGGGATAACAGTGAAGAGGTATCGAACCTTGATATGTTTTCGCTGGAAATGTTCGAGAATATCGCTTATATCATGGCGAAGCACGCTGATCCGAGTATTCCGGATACACCTGAGGATTGGCTGGATGAGTTCAATACCTTCAGTATCTATCAGGTGCTTCCTAAGATCATCGAGCTTTGGGGCTTGAATATGAAAACGGATGTGGAGGCTAAAAAAAACTTCGTGCAACAGACCGTGAAATGACAACGGCTCTGTTTATGCTGAGATGTGTGCAGGTCGGGCTTTCGATACGGGATCTTGACCTGCTTACAATCGGCATGGTGAATGAAATGTTTATCGAGAACAGGAACGATGAAGGTGCTGACAAATACTATCACCAGATAGCAGGTCAGGCTGAATTTGATGCGTTCTGATGGGGTAACGATTTGTTACTCCATATTTTTTAGATCGGAGGTGCCTGGATGGCGGCAAACAGAATAAAGGGTATTACCATCGAGATCGGCGGCGATACCACAAAATTACAGACCGCCTTAAAGGGCGTAAATACAGAGGTTAAGAACACTCAGCAGCAGCTGAAGGATGTTGAGAAGCTGTTGAAACTGGATCCGGGGAATACGGAACTTTTGGCTCAGAAGCATAAACTGCTTGGAGAAGCGGTATCGGCTACAAAGGAAAAACTTGAAACCTTAAAGACGGCGGCTGAACAGGCGAATACCGCACTTGCGAACGGTGAGATTTCCCAGTCACAGTATGACGCACTTCAGAGGGAAATCGTAGAGACCGAAAATGATCTGAAGAAATTGGAAGAGCAGGCAAACCAGTCTGCGACGGCTCTTCAGAGTATTGCAGCGAAGGGTGAGAAGCTTCAGACGGTCGGTGAAAATATAAGCAATGTCGGAACAAGGCTACTTCCGGTTACGGCAGGTGTTACTGCATTAGGTACGGCGGCGGTGAAAACTGCCGCTGATTTTGATTCTGCGATGAGCCAGGTTGCGGCGGTATCCGGTGCTACGGGTGATGACCTTCAAAGGCTACGGGATAAAGCCCGTGAGATGGGCGCAAGCACGAAGTTCTCTGCATCCGAGGCGGCTGAGGCTATGAACTACATGGCTATGGCCGGTTGGAAGACCGAGGATATGCTTTCGGGTATCGAGGGCGTGATGAACCTTGCGGCTGCTTCCGGGGAAGACCTTGCGACCACATCCGATATCGTGACGGATGCGCTTACGGCTTTCGGGTTATCGGCTCAGGATTCAGGGCATTTTGCAGATATCCTTGCGGCGGCAAGCTCTAATGCCAATACGAACGTCTCCATGATGGGTGAGACCTTCAAGTATTGCGCTCCTATTGCCGGGGCTCTGGGATTTTCAGCTGAAGATACGGCTCAGGCTATCGGGCTTATGGCGAATGCCGGTATTAAAGGTTCACAGGCCGGTACCGCATTAAGGACGATCATGAATAACCTGTCCGGGGATGTTAAGATCTGCGGGTCTTCAATCGGAGAGGTTACGGTTGCAACTACCAATGCAGATGGCTCCATGAGAGACCTTTCCGATATTTTGGCTGACTGTAGAACAGCTTTTGCAGGTCTTTCTGAATCTGAGAAGGCGGCAGCGGCTGAAAGTCTTGTCGGTAAAAATGCAATGTCCGGATTCCTGGCTCTTATGAATGCCGGGGAAGGTGATATCAACAAGCTTTCTTCTGCTATTGAGAACTGTGACGGGTGCGCGGCTGATATGGCTGCGACCATGAATGATAACCTTGAAGGACAGCTGACAATCCTTAAGTCTCAGCTTCAGGAACTGGCTATCTCTTTTGGGGAAATGCTGATGCCTGCAATAAGAACGATTGTCGGATGGATCCAGAAGTTCGTTGACTGGCTCAATTCTATGGATGAGGGTACAAGGAAGGTCATCATTACGGTTGCGCTGGTTGCGGCAGCTCTGGGACCGGTGTTGATCGTTGTCGGGAAGATCATATCGGCGATAGGTACGATCATGACAATTATTCCGAAGCTGGCAGGGGTCATCAATGCGGCGAAGGGCGTGTTTGCAGCTTTCAATGCAGTGTGCGCTGCGAATCCGTATGTACTGATTATTGCGGCAATCGTAGCTTTGGTGGCGGCTTTCATTTATCTATGGAATAACTGCGAAGAGTTCCGGCAGTTCTGGATTGACCTGTGGGAAGGTATAAAAGAGATTGCAGTTGCTGTGTGGGAGGGCTTGAAAGAGTTCTTCACAGCGGCATGGGAGGCTATCAAGTCTGTTGCGGAAACAGTCTGGAACGGGATCAAGGATTTCTTCAAAGGATTGTGGGATGGAATAAAGGCGATATTCCAGGCGGTGGTGGATGCGATAAAGCTGATCATTACCACTTATTTCAATATCTATAAGACCATTATAACTACGGTGCTTACGGCGATACAGACCGTATTTACTACGATCTGGAATGCCATAAAGACTGTAGTGACTACGGTTGTGACGGCGATAAGCACTTTTCTTACTACGGCGTGGACAGCTATCCAGACCACGGCGACTACGATATGGAATGCGATTTCGAGTTTCTTTACCACGATATGGAATGGCATCAAGACTGCTATCACTATGGCGGTGAACGCTATCAAGAATACCGTGACTACAGCTTGGAATAACATTAAAAACACGGTTGTCTCTGTCGGAAACGCTATTAAATCGGCGGTTACAAATCTGTGGAACAATGTGACTTCCGCTGTGAAGAACGCTATGAGTAATGTGTTCAATGCTGTGAAGAGCGGCTTTGCCAATGTGAAGGATCATATCACGGGGCTTGCTTCTCAGGCGTTTAACTGGGGCAAGGATCTGATCATGGGTATCGTGAACGGTATCAAAAGTTGTATTTCGGCTGTGGGTGATGCGGTTTCTTCTGTTGCTGACAAGATTAAGAGTTTCCTGCATTTCTCTGTGCCGGACGAAGGCCCGCTTACGGATTATGAAAGCTGGATGCCGGATTTTATGAAGGGGCTGGCAAATGGCATTGAGAAAAGCAAGGGCATGGTCACAAAGGCGATGGATTCACTGAGTGCCGATATGGTGGTGAATCCTCAGGTGAGCGGAATGCAGATGGCTATGGCCGGAGGCGGTTCCGTGAGCAGTGCTGATCTGAGCGGATTGGTATCGGCTATTCGTGAAGCGATGAGCGGTGTGAACGGTTCAGGTCAGAGTGGTGATATCGTGATCCCTGTTTATCTTGGAGGCACGATGCTGGATGAGGTTATTGTGAACGCTCAGCAGAGAGCAAATCTAAGGAGTGGAGGAAGGTAAGATGGCATTTATTCAATATCTGAATTTTGACGGCGAAAACCTTCCTCTGCCTGATTCTTATGAGGTGGACATGGAGGATAAGGAAGCGGATTCGGGCGGTGAGACTGAGGCAGGTACCATCCAGAGGGATGTTGTGAGAGCTGGGGTTGTGAATATATCCGTTTCCTTTTCCGTCACACCTTTGTGGCTTAAGAAGCTTACAGAATATAAGCAGCAGGATAAGATAACGGTTTTGTATTTTGATCCTGAGACATTGGAACAGAAGCAGACAGAAATGTATGTGGACGGCTTCAAGAGCAAGCTTGAAAAGGATACTAGCTATAAGGGGCTGTGGACGGTGAGCTTTGTGCTGAAGGAATTTTGAAAGAAGGTGTATGAATGTATCCTGTATCGAACGCATTCCTGCAAGCGGTGCAGGAGAATACAAGAAAATATTACTGGACGGGGAAGATCACGATCAAGAATGGCGTGGTCTATGAATTCGGGGCTGAGGATATCGTGAAGGGAAGCGGTTATATTTCTTCACAGTGCTGTGGAAGTACGGAGATCGAGCTGGGTACGGTGTATTCGGCTGAAATGGGAATCACGCTTTTGACGGACATTGATAGGTACACGCTTCAGGATGCATTGGTGGAGCTGTTCTACCATCTGCATATCGGGGGCGGTGTTTATGAGACAATTCCGATGGGTGTTTTCGAGGTATCCGAGGCGAACCGCACTGTAAAATGCCTGGAAATAAAAGCCTATGATTTCATGATCCGATTTGAGAAGGACTTCAACGGATTCGAGACCGTGGGTAAGGCTTATGACTTCATACATCTATGCTGTGAGGCTTGTCATGTGGAGTTCGCTCAGACTCAGGAAGAGATCGAGGCGATGCCGAACGGCAATGAGGGGCTTTCGATTTATACGGATAATGATATAGAGACCTACAGGGATGTGCTCTATTACGTGGGACAGGTGCTGGGAGGTTTCTTTTGTATCAATAGATTGGGGCAGCTGGAATTAAGGAAATATGGAGATACACCGGTGATGACCGTGGCAAGAAGACATAGGTTTTCATCCAGCTTTTCGGATTTTATCACAAGATACACGGCGGTTTCTTCCACGAACATGAGAACGGAGATCGCTGAGTATTACCATCTGGATCCGGATAACGGGCTGACGATGAACCTAGGAGTTAATCCGCTTTTGCAATTCGGACTTGATGAAACAAGGCGTGAGCTTTGCACGAATATCTTAAATGACATTGCTGTCATAAACTATGTGCCGTTTGATTCGGATACAATCGGGAATCCGGCACTTGATATCGGTGACGTGCTGACCTTTGTGGGTGGTCAGGCAGATGAGAACCAGATCAGCGCAATTACTTCCATGCAGGTGAACCTGTACGGAAAGCAGAAGCTGAAGGGTGTTGGTAAGAATCCGAGATTGGCTCAGGCAAAGAGCAAGAATGACAAGAATATTTCGGGGCTGCTGTCACAGATCGAAGCGGGGAAGATCGGGATCCATACTTTTACGAATGCTTCATCTTTTATGGTGGCAGATCAGGATACGAGGATCATTTCCATAGAGTTTGCGACATCCGAGGATAATCACGCTCAGTTTTTCGGACAGGTGATCGTGGATGTGAATGCTACGGCGGTGACAAAAACGGCAACGGCAAGCGGAAATGTGACGATACCGGCGGTGAATGTGGATGCGGTACCGGAAGAGAGTGTATCCGGGAATGAGGTTGAGGAACCTGAAGAGGAAGAGCCGGAAGTTATCGGTATCACGGAAGAGCAGACCGTGAACGTTTCGTTACCTGTCTCTTGGACTGAGGACGGAACGGCGGTTGTTACTTTTACCTTTGAGTTCAACGACGAAATGATCACGGTGCATCAGCCGGTGGAGACCTGGCATTCTGGGAAGCATACGATACTTCTGTATTATCCGATTGAGAATGTGATCGCCAATTATGCGAATACCTTCAATGTTTATATGAAGGTGACGGGCGGTACCGGCACGGTTGATACGGGATGGTGCGTTGCATCTGTTTCCGGTCAGAGCATGGGTGCGAATGCCGCATGGGATGGCACGATCACGGTTGAGGATTATATCGAGAGAGTCGGTATCAGCGGCGGTCTGAGGCTGAAGCAGGTTTCTGACAGGGTTGCATTCGAGATCGATGAGCTTGTGAAGAGAAGCTTCAGTGATGCGGTGATCGGAAGGACGGCACTGGGTGCTTTTGCGATGCCGGTAGATGTGAACAGTAGCAATACTTAAGGAGGGCGACATGGTTTTACATGGAGAAATGGTCATTGAGTTGACCGATGAGAATACGGGTACGGTGGAGACCATACGGGAAGAAAATATGGTCACGAACGCTGTGAATCACCTGTTGGGGTTAAACCCGATGGGTGTTTTTTATAAGACATCCGGACAGTATGATGAGATGCTGGCTTGGAATGATAGTCTTCTGCCGATATGCCCGAATATGATAGGCGGGATCCTGCTTTATCCTTCAGCACTTGCGGAGAATGCGGATAATATTTTCCCGTCATCGGCGGTGTTGCCGGTGGCGTATGCATCAAATGATGTGAACGCTACGGCTGACACGGCAAGGGGGAGCATGAACCTTGTGGAGAGCAAGGCTTTGGATGATGGGTATAAGTTCGTTTGGGAGTTCACACCTTCACAGGGGAACGGAACCATTGCGGCGGTGGGGCTGACATCGGCTCAGGGCGGCAATTCTGTTTTTGGAAGTGAGGTCAATTCTACTGCCGGATATCTGAAGATCAGGGAGGTAAAGCTGGATACTCAGACGGATGATGATCTGGCACTTCTTTATTCGGCGGTGGAGATCGATTTTGAAAACAATGTGATCTATTCGCTCAGGTTTGAGGATTCATCGGTTATCGTAAGAAAACTGAGGGTGCCGGTGTTTACGTTGGGGCTTAATGACAAGCTGGATGATACGACGGTTGTGGAGCTGGAAGAAACGGCGTTGCATTGTTCCGAGTTTTCTTTTGGAACTGGATACACGCCTTACGGAGATTTTCTGGATGGGCATGACGGGTACTGGTACGGATTTTCCAATTCGCCTAATTCCTCAGGGAATGCCACGATGAAGTGGATCAAGATCAGGAAGAGCGACCTGAGCTTTACCGAGGGTACCTGGACTTTATCGAATGCGCATTTGCAGGCTATCGGGTCTTTCAAGATCGATACCTATGTGAACAGGGCGATAAGGGGCGTGATCAGGAATGGGTATCTGTACCTTGCGAATTATGATAAGGACGGGGTGTACAAGATAAATCTGAGCAATCCTACGGATATCACGCTGATCCCGCTGGGCTTTACTTCAAGCTACAGGACGCTTTCGGGGTCTTCTACGAGTCAGACATATATGACGATGATTAATGATTTTATCATCGGGTATGACTTTATTATCACGGCGAATGACACGGTGAAGCAGATTGCCGGGGCTTCGAGGTTCCCTTATATTGGAACGCCAATGTTCCAATATAAGGAGTTTTTGACAGGGTTCGGAGGCAACTACGGAACAGATCTTCAGACAAGCTGGCTGCTTATGCCTTATCTAGCTTCTATCAATAATCTGTCGCAGGCTGTCGTGAAGAATGCGGATAAGACGATGAAGATTACTTACACGCTGACGGAGCAGGAACCTACGCCAAATGCGTGATAAAAAATGAATATGGAGCTTGTTAATGGCGGTTTCCGATATGGAGCCGCCTGTTTTTATGCAGAAACGGAGGGATTTTGCAATGAAAGAGTTTTGGAATGTGATTCAGATGGTGTTTGCGGCAATCGGAGGATGGCTTGGATATTTCCTTGGAGGGTGCGATGGGCTGCTTTATGCATTGGTGGCGTTCGTGGTGCTGGACTATATCACAGGCGTGATGTGTGCGATTGCTGACAAAAAGCTTTCGTCCAGCGTTGGGTGGAGAGGCTTGATGCGAAAATGCCTCATTTTCATCATGGTCGGGATCGGACATATCCTTGATGTTCAGATTTTTGGAGAGAGCGGTGTTTTAAGGACTGCGATCATTTTCTTCTATCTGAGCAATGAGGGATTGAGCCTTGTGGAGAATGCAGGGCATTTGGGATTGCCGATTCCAAAGAAGCTGCATGATGTTTTGGAACAGTTACACCGGGATAGCGAAAAGGAAGGTGAAGATGATGAAGTACAGTGATGGTAATAAGCCGGTTGTCTGCATGATGACACAGAGTACCTGCTATAAGGGTACGAAGAAAATGGCGGTGAAGGGCGTACTCTGGCATAGCACCGGGGCGAATAATCCGACTCTCAGGCGGTATGTCCAGCCGGATGATAATGCCGCTGACAGGAATCTGATGATAAAGCTGATCGGGAAGAATGCTTACGGGAATGACTGGAACCACAGTTCGGTACAGGCAGGGCTTAATGCCTGGATAGGAAAACTTGCGGATGGTACGGTGGCGGCGGTTCAGACAATGCCGTGGGATTTCAGACCGTGGGGATGCGGTTCCGGGAGCAAGGGTAGCTGCAATAACGGCTGGATCCAGTTCGAGATTTGTGAGGATGGGCTGAATGATGCGGAGTATTTTGCGAAGGTCTATAAAGAGGCGTGTGAGCTGACAGCTTATCTTTGCCAGATGTTCGGGATTGATCCGAATGGAAGCGTGAGCATGAACGGCGTGAAGGTTCCCACAATCCTTTGCCATGCGGATTCTCATAAGCTGGGGCTTGGGAGCAATCATGGGGATGTGCTGCATTGGTTTCCGAAATTCGGGAAAAATATGGACAATGTGAGAGCAGATGTGGCGGCACTGATGGGTACGGCGGCTGTTGCGCCGGTTGAAGATAAGACCGATGATGCTGAAAAGACCATATGGGATTTTCTTATGAAGAAGATCGGGAATGCCTATGGTGTTGCGGGATTGATGGCAAACCTGTATTGCGAGTCAGGGCTTCGGGCTAATAACCTTCAGAACAGCTATGAGAAGAAGCAGAATATCACCGATGCGGAATACACAAGGCTTGTGGATGAGAATGCATATCCCGATTTCGTGAAGGATAAGGCAGGGTACGGGCTGGCTCAGTGGACTTTTTGGAGCAGGAAGCAGGCTTTGCTTGACTTTGCAAAGAGCAAGGGCAAGAGCATCGGGGATCTTCAGATGCAGCTTGATTTCCTATGGAAAGAGCTGATGATGAGCTATCCGGCGGTGCTGACCGTGCTTCAGAATGCTGAAAATGTCAGACAGGCTTCCGATGCGGTGCTTTTGTGGTATGAGAGACCAGCGGATCAGAGTGATGCGGTGCAGGTGAAGAGAGCCGGGTATGGTGAAGGGTATCTGAAGAAGTACGGCGGTGGTGCTGAGAAGCCTGTTTCCGATGGAATGAGCAATGCGGATTGTCCTTTTCTTGTGAGGGTGACGGCGAAGGATCTCAATATCAGAGTCGGAGCAGGTACGGATTTCGACAGGGTAAAGTATATTTCGGTCGGAACGTATACTATCGTTGAGGTGAAGTCCGGTAAAGGTTCTAAGGCTGGATGGGGAAGGCTTAAGAGTGGAATAGGTTTTATAAGCCTTGATTTTGCAACAAGAATATAAGGGATATTACCAACGTTATCACCCACCTGCGTTGGTAATAAAAGTTGGTAATAAAATGCCCGTGGTTATCTGCGATATGCGGATGGTCACGGGCATTTTTTGCTTTGAAAAATCTCTATAATAGCATATTCAATAACACTTGATATGGTGTATCAATGAAGTATAGGAGGATAAATACTATGCCACTTGTAAAAGCTCAATGTACAAACTGTAATGGAATGTTGGAGGTTGATTCTTCTAAGGAGGCCGCGGTATGTCCTCATTGCGGAACTCCCTATATTGTTGAGAAAGCAATACAGCAATTCATCACTAACAATACTACTATCATCCATGGAAATGCGGTTGATGTTGAATATACAAATCTACGTGATGCTGCTTTTTATCGTTTAAGTCACGGTGATTATGAAACGGCTTATAGTAGCTTTGGTACAATTTGCAATAAATATACTTACCATGATCCACAAAATTTCTATTATCTTGCTAAAGCTTATACACATAACTTTTCCATTGACTATATAAGAAAAATCACATATGAAAAATGTAATGATTCGAATATTGATGCTGCATTATGTCGAAAGGGCTATGTCGAAACTGTAAAAAAACAACTCTCTGGATGGTCAGATGCGATGTACGACACCCAGAAATATAATAAAGAGATTTCAGAGATTAATCAATTTATTGAAAAAATAGATAAAACACTTATTAAAGAACTGGAAAATGAAATTGAAATTGAACGCCAAATAATCTCAAAGAGAGTTGATAGAACCAAGACTATAGACAATACATTTACTGTGTTATCTGTTGTTTTTTTAATAGCGGGTATCATTCTAATTGTGTTAGGAATAAAAATTAATAGTTTTGGTCCGGTAATTCTTGGCGTTCTTGCAATGATTCAAGGAGGGCGTTATTTATCTAATCACTATTTGTAAGTTTCTAAAGGGGGGAAAGACAACGGGGATTAAAAACTATGCTAATAGTATATTGTTAGTAGAGACTTTAGAGAAGGCTTCGGCCTTCTTTTTTTGCTCAGAGGGTAAAACCGGTCTCTTTTAGTTGCCTGTGACATAAGGAAAGTTTCTCAGGAAAGACGGCAATGAAATGATCGTGACAGTGCGGATATGTGAGTATTATTCAGTAGGGCAAATTATCATCGGGTAATGAGGGGGTTGTTTTTTTGGGCTTGTAGTAGAAGCAGGGAGCTTCAAAAAAATTGAAGGAGGCTTACTACTATGGACAAGAAACCTAAGAAAGTCGATCGGAAGCGTTTTGTCAGATACAAGGAAGGTGCGGAGATGTATTCCATGTGCCAGTCCAAGTTTGAAGACATGGCAAAGGAGGCCGGTGCTATTTATAAGCTGAATAAGCTGGTACTGGTGAACTGCGACATCTTTGAAGAGTACCTGGAAACATTCCGTTTGACAGATTGAAGCCCGAAAAAAGATTTGCACTATTTTCGAAAATCCCCCTTGACATATTGCCCGTCAATAAGTAAAATATGATTACGTTGAGAGAGGAGGCATACCAGATGGCTAAGATGGGAAGACCGCCGTTAGAGGAGCCGATGATCCATAAAGTGTCGGTTCGTTTTACGGAGAAGGAATACCAGAGGCTGAAAGCATATGCTGAGGCTATCAACAAAACCATGACCGAAGCTTTAAAAGACGGCATCGAATTGCTTTACGAGAAGGAGCCCCGGAAATAAGTGCAGATCTCTTTTCTTTCATTAAGAAAGGAGAATGCAAAATGGCAGCAAGAAAAGATAACAAAGGCAGAGCACTTAGGAAGGGTGAATTCCAGAGGGCGAGCGACGGTAAGTATGTGTATGGTTACACGGATCCAAATGGTGAGAGGCGTTACATCTACTCGAAGGATCTGGCCAAGCTCAGGGAAAGAGAGAAAAAGCTGGTAAAAGACCAGTTGGACGGTCTGGATGTGTATGTGGCAGGAAGTGCGGATTTGAATTTCCTTTATGACCGCTACATTTCCACCAAGTCAGAGTTGAGATCAACCACGTACTCGAATTACACCTATATGTACGATCATTACGTCAGGGATGGATTCGGGAAGAAGAAAATCGGGGAGATCAAGTATTCTGATGTGCTTCAGTTCTATCATGATCTCTTGGAGAAGAGAGGGCTTCAGATCAACACCATCGACACGATCCACACTATCCTGCATCCTACATTTCAGCTTGCAGTCCGCGACGGTATCATCAGAACCAATCCGTCGGACAGGGTGATGGCTGAGCTTAGGAAGAAGACCGGCAACAAGAAGGGCATCAGGCACGCTCTTACCTTGGAGCAGCAGAGGGCTTTCATGGGCTACATCGCAAAGAGCCCGGTATTCGTAGGATGGCTTCCGTTCTTCACGGTATTGTTGGGAACGGGTTGCAGGATCGGTGAGGTGGTAGGACTTCGCTGGGAGGATGTGGATCTCGAAAAGAGGATCATCAGCGTGAACCACGCAATGTCTTACTATCCGAGGCGCGACGATACCTATAAGTGTGAGTTCAGGGTATCGCTTCCGAAGACCGAGGCAGGTATCAGGCTTCTTCCGATGATGCAGCAGGTATATGATGCATTGAAGGGAGAGTACGATCGCCAGATGGAAGAAGGCTTTTCAGAAGCAGTGGTCGATGGGATGACGGGATTCATCTTCACCAATCGTTTTGGAACGATTCACAATCCTCAGGCGGTGAACAGGGCTATCAAGAGGATCTACGAAGCCCACAACGCTGAAGAGATCGTGAAGGCGAAGAATGAGCACAGGGAGCCGGTAATTATTCCGCACTTTTCCTGTCATCATCTGAGGCACACGTTCTGTACACGCTTCTGCGAGAATGAAACGAACGTAAAGGTAATTCAGTCGGTAATGGGGCACAAGAGCATTGAGACCACGATGGATATCTATGCTGAAGTGTCAGAGGCAAAGAAGAAGGAAGCATTGGACAATTTGTCAGCGAATTTAGACATCTTTTAG